TTATTCTATCCAAGTATCATCAAAATATTCATCGACAAATTCATCTATTGTTTCGTCGTGTTCTGGTTCTTCCTCAAATGGATTTTCTTCAGGTATATGATCTTCGCTCCATTTCGTGAAGTTATGAATCTGAATATGTCTTATGTCGTAAAAATCTACTTCATTTTCTCCAATCAACGCGACGTCAAATTCTGCCATCCCACGAAAAACTCCGAAAACGTGTGGCTTCACTCGTTCATATTCATCTAATGAGTTCAACTGGATTTCTAGTACCTTATTTTGCTTAATAGAGCGATCTAAAAAATATTCTATTTGTCGCTGTGATTGCTGCGGCAATCTATCAATATTGCGAGCATGATATTCATCAGTACTCTTTATTGCTTCAGTCAATTCACCCAACGGAAAAGCTGTGGGCCACTTTAATTCGAATGGCCTGTCAACATAATCATTGTAAGGTTTAAACTCTTTTTTAGTTCGTCTCACCATCTGATACACTCTCCTATCAGAAATATTATACGAACGTTTGTTCTATTTTTCAACAAAAAAATATTAACATAACAAAAAAACACCTATCTCTCATAAGAAAAAGAGGTAGGTGTTTAACTATGGACCATACAGGACTCGAACCTGTGGCCTAACCGTTATGAGCCGTTTGCTCTAACCAACTGAGCTAATGGTCCTGAAAACTTTACTTATTAAGTAATCTATAAATTAAATGAAATAAGCTCTAAAGTTAGAATTTTTGCTCTTTTTGATTTAGTAAATGTTGGGCGACTACTCTTTGATACGTAGAAAGTGACTGGTGCATAGACACAATCGTTTACTTCACGTAATCCAAGTGTTAATATTTTATTTTTATGCGGATGGCTAAAAGCTATGTCTAGTTTCATAGATGAACCAAACTTATCTGCTTCAGACACATATATCACTGAATCATTGTATCCCTCTAAAAATATTTCTAGAATAAATTCAAATAGCTCTACTCGATCTTTTATAGTACCAAAATTGCTGTGCCTTTGCAGATGTTTATATGTAATAACTTCATCATTCAATTTTTGACAAATTATTCTAGGTGAATCCTTATAAATTTTGTGTAAACCCAATAAATGTGGGAGTTGTAAGATGTCAAATTTTACATAAAAACAGTCCAGTTTAACAAATGGCGTTGTTATAACAGCCATTTTGCCATCAAGATTTGATAAAAATAAGTTGTATGTTTTCTGCAAATCTTTAGGCATTTTTACAACTCCTCTATAATTTTAGACATAAAAAAAAAGAGTGCAAATCATGGATACCGTCCCATGCTGACCAACGCTAGGTTAACCCACCTGCTGGGGAACGTGGGTGCACTCAATTCCCACTTTGCTTGTAAATAATGATCTAAAGCTAGACTAGAAAACGAGGTAATGATATCCTTTCCTCACACTTAATATAACATCTAAATGTATCGTATGCAATAAAAATATCTCATGAAATTATTTAAAATACAGCATAAAAACAAGTTTAAGAAGATTTTTTCACTTACAAACACGTAAATGTGCCTGATCATCAGCAGGTTGCCATATTGTTAATTTTAATTAAATAACAAAAAAAAGAGTCACCTTTGGGAAGGCGACTCAAAGAAAGTTATTCTTAGTATCCAGTTCCCCAGGTATTCGATGGATTTCCATCATTTGGGCCAACTGGAATATAAATGCGTGTTCCGTTTACATCAGAGCCACCTAAGAAAACATAGCCATCTGCTACACGAACTGAATCATACTTAAAAGTAGAACCTTTCGGCCATACTCCGTATACAGGCGCTAACAAGCTTGGCGCACCGTTGCGAAGAACGATACCTTCACTAACACCGATAGTAAAAGTTTTTGCTGGCGTTGGTTTACTATTTTCCCATAGCTCAGCAATATCACCATCGTTTGCATAACCTAATAATTTACCACTATTTTCGATACGATACAAGTTTTTACGGCCATTTAGTTTTTGTGTAATGGTTCCAACCTGTGTCCATAAAGTATTAGCATTGATATGTTGTTCAATTGGCGCATCTGGATTTTTGTAGATTGTTGTGAAACGAACGTGTTGACCAACTTTATATTTTGGTTTATTAGGTTTGCCAGGGTTCACAATAACTTCACTACCGTCTTCTGGAAGCCCAGTTTGTAAATCTTGTGCAAACTGTGCCTTGCTAATCCCCCAAGATGCCAAATAGCCGTAAGGATCTGTGTGATTTCCACCTAAATTGTTTGTCACCCACAAATGAGTTTTTATGCCGTAACCTGTCGGATCGTCTAAATCAAACGTCACATTAATTTGACGTGCTAAATCACGTAATAAGTTAACGTAAGCTGCATAGTCTTTCTTAAACATAGCTTTATCTGAAGTATTGGCTAATTCGACTTGTGCATAAGCATAAGGGTTTGCATCTCCTGCCCCCCATGCTATACGACCATTTTCGGCCACCTGAATAACACGACCGCCACCACCTACAACATATTGCGTAAACGCTTCTTGTCGTTGCCAGTTGTTAAGCATGTTATTGGCTTCATTTTCTACACCAGCATCCATATTTGCAGTATCGTGCGCAATGATGTATCGATTAACTGTTGATGGCCAACCTGCGTTAATATTTCCGCGGGTTTCTACTTGGTAAGCATCTACATTGATTGCGGGCATAAAAAATAGAGCGATTAACGCTCCAACTAAAATTTTCTTTTTCATTCGTTTACTCCTTGTCTTTTAAATTATAAGCTGACACGCCTGTTATTACTCCTAAAAAAGTTGCAATAGCATTGATAGTTAAAACAGCCATATCTGTTTGTTGCCAACCGTAGGCTTTGCCTAACGTTGCTACTAAAACAGAACTAGCAGGAAGCACGGTTAGCACTCCCCATTTGATGATTTTGTAATACTTGTCTGGTAATATCATTTCTAAATTCCTCCTAAGTATTTCGTGATTAAATAAACAGCAACAGAAACACCAATTCCTGCAATTGTTCGCCACGTCCACTTTTGATTCTCTTTTATTTCCGCAATATCGCCTTCATTGTTTTTGGCCATTGAGAGCGCTATGTCTGCTTTCTCTCTTAATTGTTCATGATTATCCAACTTTGTTTCAATCCGTGCCAAACGATCGACGATTTCAATTAAAGGCTCATCTTTCAAGTTATCGTCTCCATCCCTCTAACAAAAGAACCGCCTAGCTTTTGCTAAACGGTTCACCTGTCATTTTAGTAAATTCATCTTCTGTAATACAACTAGGCACAAATTCTGCAACCTGCTCTGGAGTAAATAGTCCCCAATCATACATCAGTTTAATGTCATCATATGAATACATTATTTTGCACCTCCGATTTGTTCTTTAATAGCGTCAATTTCTCTTGTATTTTGAAGAGAAGTAAGCATCGTCTTAGAATTGATTTGTGCAAGTGATTCTGCTTTAGCAGTTAGCTTTTCATTTGCTTGTTTTAACTCACTATTTGAAACTTCTAAGCCATTAGCAAGATTTTCTAACAAATTCAATTTTTTTGTATAATCCTGCGTCACTGCTTCTTCCCATTTTTGTTCTGAAAAGTTAAAGAATTGGGATTGTTCATTCACTAAATTTTCTAGTGGTTTCTCCTCTACAAATGGCAAGGCTACAACATAATGATCTTGAACTTCGAAAATTTGAAATCCTACTGGGTAGAGTACTTTATATATTTTTTTCATTTTATTATCCACTCCTATTTACGACGCATAACGCCGATTTCTCTAAAAACAATTTTTTTATTTGCTTCATTCAATGTGTTTGCAGTATCTCCTGTAATCACTAAAGATGTACCAGATTTAGAAATAGATATTTTTTTATACGCCATTGTTGGGTCTGCTGAAGCAGAACCTACCCATGCAACTGCTGGTAATTCGTATTTTAATTTTGTGATATTCGGAGTAACTGGTATTGAGTGAACAATACCGCCACCGTTATCGTTGTAACGCGAGAATATCAAAACAATTTCATCCACATTGCTGCTATTTGAAATTGTTACTGATTGAGATTCTGTCAAATAAGCTCCAGTGCCATCCCAGTAGTCTTTCACCACCTCATAGGTCGGTTTTGCATTAACCGATACAGATTTACCACCGATTTGAATCCCATCTTGAAAATTCTTTGTCCCTAAAACAGTCTCATTTCCAACGGCCTTTACTAATTTTCCTTCCACGCCGTCAATAGCATCTGCATGTGTTTTCATATACTTTACAACACCATTTTCTTTTAGCTGAACGATATCTGCCATTACGCTTCACCTACCTTTTCAAATGTAAAAACTGGTAATGCATCCAATTTTGCTTTATCCGTTTTAGACATTAAACCGTCTTTTTCAGAAGTGGCATTGCTAGGAAGCGTTGGAATAACAGTTGTGTCTGGCAGTGCTTTTACATCAGAAGCAGTTAAAATAACTTCACCTGTATGACCATTTACAGACGAGACAGTGCCTGCTTCAGCACCACTAATTTTTCCATCAACAAATTCATTTAATCCAACAACGCCAGCTGTACTAGTTTGTACATCAATAGCTACGCCGTCTTTTTTCACTACATATAAATCAGGCATTTATTTCTTCATCTCCTTTTACTTTTTCAAACTCAACACCAGAACCACCTAGTTTTCCATCTTCATAATCGGCTATGATTTTTAACATTTTGTCATACTCCTGTTTCGAAATCATAATCCCATCAATAGGTAAATCTAGGTCTGCACGCGTAATAATGACTGCGCCTGTATGTCCATTTACTGAAGATACTTTTGAATTACCAGCCATTATCTCTGTTAATCCAAGGATTGCCGATACGTGTGTCATAGGAAAAAACTGACGTTTAATCCCATTTTCATCAGTTTCCATCATTCTTTTAGCATCAACCATTGTCTACACCTTCAATCGTAAAAACATTTTGTTTTGAATCATCAACTGTCGCTATAATTAACGCCCCTTCTTCAATTGGATGATTAACTGTTCCCAATACTTCAACTTCATGATTCTTAGAAAATGAATCATCCTCTAAAATTTCTAACGTGTTTACATTACCGTATTTGATGGTGTATAGCCGTTCCTCTAACCGATGATACAAATAGTTCATATCAGCCAATAAACGCTCAGAAAGTGAATTATGACGTACTCCTTGTATGTCTACACGTGCATCCATTAGCTCGGCTAACATTGTTCCGCCTGGATCAATAGTTTTTAAAATATCTTTGATTGATTCGAACCATTTTAGATAATCTGTTTCTTGGCCGTTCCGCCAAGCTTCAAATGTATCTTGTTGATTTTTGCGCCACTTTTCAAACTCTTCTTTTCTAGCATTCATCCACGCTGTAAAATCGCCCTTATTTTCATTGATAAAAGCAGTCATGTCTGCGATTAAATCTTCAATGGACTGCCAATAAGAACCCATTTCACCTTCTGTTTTAGAAGCAGCGTTCACAACAAAGTAAGAAAAGTTCTGCGTTGAGCTAATTAGATTATCGCCTTTGTGAATACTGAAATATGCTTCCTGTCTGTGCAATGACTGCATAGAATATTCATCAAAGGTATACTGGATAATCCCTTTTTTGGCATTCACAATTTTTGCTGCTCGTTGAATCGGATACTTTTTATCAATAACTGATTCAAAAAATACTTCGCAACCCGTTAAATCAAGTGGCAAAGCATTTTCAACTAATACAGCTTCTAAAACCTCGGTATTTCGGTTCCCTTGCCGTACATTTTGAATACCAATGTAATTGTATGGCTCCGTGGTGCTTAGTGTCGCTTGCCATTTAACCATTTATTTGCTCCTTTCTAAAAATTAATAACATCTCGTGGGTTAATTCGTTGCCACTGTGCGCCTTTCCATACTTCAAAATGGAGATGAATACCTTTAGCAAGTCCAGTGGAACCCATTATCCCAACACGACTATTAGTAGTCACTTTTTCGCCAACAACTAAATCAACTGAATCCAAATGACCATAATAGGTCCAATAACCATCATCGTGTTTAACAACAACATAGTTTCCACCAGTTCCATCATAAGTGACGGTTTCAACTGTGCCGCTACGTGCCACATAAACAGGGGGGCTCGTGCCTGCTGGTACTGAAGCAATATCTATGCCGCCGTGAATCACATTTGTTCCCCAACCAATCTGGTCCCATTCTTGAGTGATGGTGTAGCTAGAACGCACAGGATTAACCCACTTATTAGTCCCAGGTTTTAAATTGTGTAGCAAATCATACCAATATTGGGCCATCGGAATTCGTTCTGGATGTGTGACCGCTGGGCGTTCAAAGTTTGCCTCGAATGCCATAGTAGCGGTACCTATATCTGTTAATGCTTTAAATTGTGCAACAGAATATGGATAAGCTGCCGATGGAATGTATTGGCCATTATGCATATGCCAATCAAGCAACTTCAACTGTGTGGTAATATTTCGATAGTCTCCACTGATTCCAGCTTGACCTAGCAAACGTTGCACATAAGCACGGCCGCTTTCGCCAGCAATTGGCGATGTCCATTGAACTAACCCGTATCCAGGACCTCCACCGCCTTCGTCAATGTCGGGCATAATTCCAGATTCTTGCTCCATATTACCTAATATTCCAGCGGCTGCTTGTTCACTGTATCCTTTAGATTTCAAGAACTGCCAAACCGCCCAAGCATTTTTCTCTTTTTCGGTTGTTAGCTCTGGTGGTACATCACCATCATTGCCGCCTGATCCATCACCAGGTATTACTTCTTTACCTCCGACAATCAATCTATCAACTGTTATAGTTGATTTGCTTCCTTTTGGTCCAAAGAAGTTAAAATTATTTCCAACAAAGAACTGTGTTAGACCAGTAATTAAATGACCTGCTCCTGATTGATTAGATAATCCAATAATTTTCTGAGGGTTATCTGCGACCAGTAGTAACGAATTACCATCAGATACTACAAGATTTCCATTAACATCTCTCAAGTCTGGAAAAGGATTCCCTTTTGTTCCTATTGAGCCAATGTGGCTATTGCCATTCCAGAATTCTAATCCTTGCTTAGTCAATTCCATTATTTTCGTTTTCCCATTCCAAGCTTGCAGAGCGCCGTTAACTAAACGCAAAATATCTCCATATGCATTGAATGACGTTTCAAAAATATCCGATCTAATTTTACCTGCTCGGATAAAGTCAGCATTTAAAATACCATCAATGGTCCAAGCATTTCTAAAGGGGCCTTTCCATCCAGTAGTTGAAAAACCGATACCTTGGTTATTAATGGCGATGACATTTTTTGCAGTATCTGTGGAATCTGTATCCATAAAATAAAGCGTATGTGGCCTATTTTTAGGATATTGAAGAATACTACCACCTTTCACGCCATTGATTAAATCGGTAATGTAATCAATAAAATTACTCATGTAGTCTTTTTTAGTTAAGGTTTTAATTGCTTCTTGAAAATCTTGACTTTGCTGTTTATAAAAAGCAACTTGGATATCTCCAGCAGTAATCTTTATTGTTTTTTCTGCTAAAGCATCATAGACAATCCCTGTAACTTTCGTTTGAATGTCAATATCATAAAACTTGTGATACACAGTGAACGTATCGAATAAATTATAGTTTCTCATTTTCGCAAATTCTTTTGCTTCTTCTGAATCCGTGAGTTTCTCAATTTCTAGTTCAATAGAAACTTTAGGCTTATCACTTCCTGGATATAATGTAGTGAAGTATTTACCTGCTACTTTATTTAAGCTGGATAAATCTTTTACTCCTTGATCTTCAGTAAACTGAACATATTGAGCGTAAACATCTGGATACTTGGTAATATATTCGCTTTTAACCGCATTTCCATAAATCCGTTGAGAAGTTCCGTCTGCACCACTTTGAAGCTCTGCAAATGGTAAAACTTTAGTAACAATTGATTGCCAATCAAATTTAATGGTTAATCCTTTTAAATCCTTACCATAACGAACAGTTCCAACGTTATCTCGTCCTCTACGTCTTAACAAAGATAATTTAAAAGGTTCTCGTTTGATTTCTCCACCCCAATATTGAAGCAAAGAACCTTGTTCACCAGCAATACAATTAAGTACGTTTCTAGCTTCGAATACCGTACTAGAAGCTGTGTTAATATCAGAATGAAGTTTGATATCGCATGGTTCGTCCATGTTCTGTTCAATTAATCTCATAGCTTCTGCACCATTACGATTATCAACTGTTACTAGCCTTACTTGTCTGTTTCCTAGTTTATAAGTACGAGATTGAGCATAAATGACAATACTATTAGTAAACGTATCTTTAAACGTTTGTTTAATCTCGAAAATGTGATATTCTTCTAAATCATTTGGCTTTGCTTTGATTTGATAGCCATTTTCAAAATAATCACTAAATCGACTAATCGCTGGATAGTCCATTTCTAGTTCATATTTTCCGTTTGCTTCTTCAGTGATTTCGCAACGTGTCGCATCAATAAGACGTCCTAAGCCGTTTGTTGTAAAATCTTTTTCTCCAGGTTTAAAAATAACTGGAATCAAACTTTCCGCCTCCAATTAGGCTGAACCTTAAACTCTGTAACTTTTCCAGTCCAGCGAAAATTATTTTCTCCACTTTTTAAAATTGGGTAATCTTTGAAAAGTGTTTTATGATCCAAAATTTCAAAAGCTCCACCTGAGTTTCGATAAGCTTCTTGTTTTTCTGAATCAATAATGATGTCTCCAGCAATCGCTTTTAATGCGTATTCCTGATTATTGATGAAAAAAGAAATATCCCCAGAACCAAAAATCTGAATAGTAGGTTCTGAAGGATATTTTTCTGTGTTTATTAATTGTTTAGGATTACTTGTCCAATATTGGCCAATACGATTTTTTTTGAAAGGTCTGATACTTACAGTAAACTCAAAAGGAATTAAAACCCCTGTTTTTCTTGTTCCTGTAAACTTTGGTGGACTTGTTACGATGGCTTGATAGATGTAATGTTCATCAAAATAGACGATAAAGTCTGAGTAGTTTCCCATATCGAGCCAAAACGAGATTTCATCTTCTAAGAAAGATACTTCTTGTAAATTTTTTGCTTTCGCATAGCATGTAATAGTGCGTTCTACATTTTTATAATACTCAAAATCAACAGCTATTGAATCATTACCCATTCGCTCCCTAAGCTCTACTACACGTCCAGCAGAAAGTCGTTCAGGTCTTTCTCTCATAAACACATTAAATTCAGAGCTATGTTTTCCATTAAGAAAAAACTGACCTCTTTTAAATTCCACCAAAAGCACCTCCTACTGCATCGCTATCTCTATTTTTGACAACTTGAATGTATTTAACTAATTTTTGAGCCATGCTCATTAATTGCTTATCATCTAATTCACCCATTGCTTGTAAATTAATGTTAAAGGTATCACCACCAAAGGTAGTCGTTGCATTGCTGTTGTTCTTATCTGATTTAGATGTTTGAGATTCCCGTTGATTAACATATCTGCCTGTGACAGAAAAGTCCGGTAATTCTGTTGGTAAATCAGCCATATTTTTAACAGATTTATCCAAAGTTCCTTTTTCTTGGTCAATACCATCCACGACACCCAACACGATATTTTTACCAATCATGTCACGCATCCAACGTGAAGGAGAATGAATTTTCAAAGCTCCTTTAATCCCATCTTTAATATTCCCAGCAACTTCTTTAATTTTTTTACCAACAGCACCAATCATGGAGCCGATACCATTAATCAATCCTTGAATAATGTTTTTACCAATTTCAAATAAATCAACATGTTTTAAATCTTCAAAAGTTTGTTTTACATTCGACACTGTATCACTGACACTTCTTGTGAGATTATTCCATGCGTTTTTAGCACCTTGTACCATGTTGTTGAAGGTTTCTATTGTGCCATTTCTAATTCTGTACCAGGTTTGAACAACACCATCTTTTATTCCAATCGCCGTATCAACAATCCACTGTTTGAAATTGGACCATGTATCTTTTGACCATTGAACAGTTGCATTAAATGTATCAATGGTTCCTTGTTTTAGGTTGTTCCAGCCATCAATCACACCATTTTTAATGTTTTCTACTGTTTCAAAGAACCAAGTTTTCAAACTTTCCCATATTCTAATTGCTTCAAATTTAATATTTATCCACGTTTCAATGATAGAATATTTAATTTCAATCCAAACGTTGATTGCTCCATATTTGATGTCAATCCAAAGTAAGGTGAAAAATAACTTCACATCAATCCAAATCTTTTTAATTGTCAACATCAATCCATTAAAAATAGAAGTGACTGAATAGGAAATAGCTGTGACAGTGTTATAAAAGATATTTTTAATACCAAACCAAATTGTTTGGACTGCTTCAGCAATATTATACCAAACGGCAATCATGTTCTCTTTTGCTTCTTCCCACCCACCTGTAATCATTGATGTGATGAAAAGTATTGGAGCTAACAGAACATTTTTTAGAATGGTAACGACATTTTCAGCGATCATTTTGACATTTTCAATGTTCGCTTTCATAGCGTTAACAACCATTTTAAACGCATTTTTGATTCCTGTTACATACGGACCAATATATTTCCAAACAAAATCAAATGCTGTTGTGAAAACATCTGATATTGATTTTCCAATACCCTTAAACCAATCTTTCGCATTATCAAAGCCATTTTTAAAACTTTTTCCAACGCTTTTAGCACTATCAGCAGCACCCTGCTTGATATTTTCCCATGTGTTTTTTGAGCCTTCTTTTGTTGAATCCCAAAGTCCACTAAAGAATTCTTTAGTACCATTCCATTTATTTTTAACCCATTCGGCTGCATTTCCAGGTGCTTCTTTCATCCATGTACCAGCATTTGAAAAAGCTTCTTTTGTGCCATCCCACATATTGCTGAAGAATTCCATTGTCGAATCCCAAGCTTTTACAACCGTTTCTGCAGCACTAGAAATAAACTCTTGTATATTTTTCCAAATATTTTTAACCGCTTCTCTAAAGTTTTCATTAGTTTTCCACAGATAACCAATGTAAACAATCAGACCAACAATTGCAGAAACAATGATGCCGATCCAATTTGCTTTCATCACAGTATTTAGAATTTTTTGAGCTGTTGTAACTCCCTCAGTAGCGGCACGCCAATTTTTATAGCCTTTTACTGCATCTTCGACTAAGCTATTTACCTTGTTGATTGTCATCATGGTACCGATACTTCCAGCAAGGCCTGCAAGTACAGGCGCAAATGGTTCCAAGGTATCGTATAACTCTTTGGCTTTTTTAATCATTGGCGGTATCATTTCAGCAAACTTAGATAAAGCAGCTTCCATCTTTGCGCCTTTGTCAGCAATGATTTCACTAATACTTCCAAAACCTGCACCCTTTAAGCCTTCGTCAATTTTAGTTACAACATTGGCCACGCCACGAACGATCGCAGTTTTCATGTTAGCCAATCCGGTTTTAATACCTGCAGTAGAGTCTTTAGCAATCTGTTCTAATGATTTAAGACCTCCTCCGCCTTCTTTATTCAATTTAATTAGAGAGTCTTGAAATTCTTCAACTGAAATTGAACCATCAGAGAGACCTTCTTTCATCTGACCAGCAGTTAACCCCATTTGTTTCGCTAAAGCATTCAACGCTGGACCCAAACCACTGTTAATCATTGAGTTCCAAGTTTGCGCATCTACTTTACCATTTGAGAACGATTGGGACAGCTGGATAATAGCATTGTCTACCATCTCTGCAGACCCACCAAAGCCAAGGATACCATTATTTAAAGCTGCGAAAATCTGTTCTGATTTTCCTAAGTCATTTGTAGACGAAGCAATTAATTGAACACCTTTAATTGCGCTGTCTAAAGGTGTAGGTAACCCTTGGATACTCTTCTTTAAGCTATCCATTGTCTTTGATGTTTCGCCAGCTGAAAAGCCCATATTTTCAAATACACGGTTTGCATTATTTAACGTATCCACACGATTAATGGCCCCATCGATGTTGCTGGTAATCAGCCCAATTCCTTTTGAAATAATTTTAGTTGCTCCGCTGGCTAAAAAGTTACCAACAAACGACGTCCATATGCTCCCAAGAGAGCGGCCGCCTTTTTGTCCTGTTCTGTCAACCTCTCCATCAAAACCTTGCAACTTTTTTACTGCCGAATTTAGACCTTGTGAGAATCCAGATTCATCTAGTATCATTTTTAAGACTAAGTCTTCATTGTTCAATAAGTACCCCCTCCCTTCTTAGAACATTGTGTGTTCATCAAGGAATTTAAGTTCTTCAAATTCTTTAACAGCATCTCTGAACGCATAAAGCTTCATAAGTTCGTTCAAGTCTGTATTCTCAATTTCGTTTAATGTCCACCCATTTTCAAGAAGAGAGATTTTTAATTCTGCTTCTCGGTATTGGGGACTAAATTTAAAACGAGGGTGATAAAGGAGATCTGTTACTTTTTTTTCTGGTCTGAATAGATCGCATCGTATCCTGAAGTAATAGATCCTAATAACTGACCTGTAATTTTTAAAACTTCCCGCGCATCTAGTCCATCAACATATTCTTGTCCAGTGAACTGTCCTTCAAAAATAACGTTAGCGATAAGGTCATAGCATTCTCTTAAAATAGGACGAATTACTTCCATGTCATTTGTTTTTGTTGCTTCTTCTAATTTAATTTGTAAATCAGTACCCGCATCCATAACGGAACCTGGTAAAAACTCCGCAGATGTGAATTGCTTGCAGGTATATTTATTGCCATCTTTAATCATTAATTTAATTTTTTGCTGAAATTTACTTGCCATTTTTTTAATTCCTCCATATAGATAGGACGACACTTGGCCGTCCTTAAATTTTATTATGCATTAACTGTTACGCTGCATTCAGCTGTATGGTTGCCGTCTTCAGTAGTGACAACAACAGTTGTGGTTCCTGCTGCTACTGCTGTAACTTTTCCTTGTACAGGTGTTACTGTTGCAATTGAAGTATCATTTGATTTGAATGAATAGTTTTTGTTTGTTGCGTTTTCAGGTGCGATTATTGGCGTTAGAGTTGCAGTTTCACCAACCGTTAGAACTAATTCCGTTTTATCTAAAGTTACACCACTGACAGGATTTGTAGACTCTTCACGTGGATTAGTAACCGTAGTAAACCAATTTTTGATCATATCTAAGTCAACACCTTCATCGTCTTCATCGACTGAATACATGTATCCGACACCAGGAACATCAACAAATGAACCTGTCCACTCTGGATGAGTGTAAGATACTGAACTACCTTCTAGAGTTGATGATTCATCAGAAGTCAATGCAAATTTGCCTTTATAAAAAATTGTGTAGCGATATTTACCATTTGATTTACGACGGCGATAAGCAAATGCTCCATCTGGTGCAATATCATCTGCGGATCGTAAAACACCGCCTTTCAATTTTTCACCACCCGTAATTTCAGCTAAAACTTCATTCTGGTATCCATTTGTTTCCAAAGTAACTTCTGCACCGCCAAATGCAACGTACTGATCTTGAACTACACTATCGCCATAGTCAGGCGTTGTTTCTGTTGTAACATCTGGTTTAATACTTACTGCAGTCCCGATTGTTGTTGGCTCTCCGTAGATTGGGAAAGTACCTGTGTCATCTGTTAGTGGGAACCAGGTTGGTTTCTCCACAGAAATGACACTTACATTTTTTTTAACTGCCATCTATTCTTCACTCCATTCGATTAATTGAGGAAAAGCAACATTAAAATTAACATGTTGAATTCCGTCTGTTTTAAATGTCTGATAATCTTCCGAAAACAATTCGTTCCCATCTAGATTTAAGACATTAAAAAAAGCCCCACAGCTTTCTGTTAGGCTTGTTACTAATTGTTTATTTTTCTTGCTATCAACTAACGCAATATCAACGTTATATGCTTTATTCTGAACGTTTTGGCCAACATTATCAGTCATGCTTTCTTCTACGCTTAAAACAAAATAAAACGGTACTGACGATTGCATCACATCATCAAGATAGATAGGTGCATCCGAGAACTGTTTTATTTTGCTAGTAAGCATTTTTAAAAGTTTATCGTACATACCCTATCCTTTCTTAGCGATGACAATCGCCATTTGTTTAAACCGTTTTGGAATATAAGTTGCATGAGCTAATTTATAAGACTTTTGCAACATGAATCGTCCTTTTACAAATCCACCATTCTTCGTTCTGTGTCCGTCATTAACATATTTGAAATATTTTTCATTGTTAATTAAGGCGCCAACGATTCTACCACTTGATGTTTTTCTAGCTTTAATGATTCTGTATCCACGTCTTAAATCACCTGTTTTAATCGGCGTAATAGGTACAATTAACTGATAAATCTTCGCTAAGGAATCATTGACCATCGCAATGCCTTCTTTTTCAGCAATTGGTGTCATTTTCTTCAAATTTGCAATAACTTTGTCAGCGTTCGAGGTCATTCTAAAATCACTTTTACTCATCAATTGCACTTCCTGTCAATGTCACTTCGATGTGGCTTGGATAGTTAAAGGGTTTCTTTGCAAATAAAATATGCTTTTGACCTGTACTTTGAATGACCGTGATTCTGTCGGCCTTCTTCACATCTACATCAGGCATTAAGAATAATTTTTGATCTTCGTAAGTGATATTAAAGGTACCTTTGTTTTCAACAACTGGTAAGCTTCCAGCGCTACCCAGACCACTTTGAGACAGTGCGCATTTTAACTTCCCATCATGAATTGGTGAATAACCTTGTTCCGTAATACCTGTTTCAGGATTTTCGATATCACTCATTCTTTCAATAACACAAGTATCAAGATAGGTCATTGCCAAAACATCCGCTTCATTCAATAGAACAACACCCCACTATCACAGCCAATTAAACGTTTTATAGTGTCGCTGTAATTACCTAGCAACGCTGTTATACTCTGCTGCGTAGTTGCATAGCTAATAGATGTATCACCGCGCTTAATGCTAGTTACAGCTTGTTCAGTTTCGCTTTTAAGCGACTGATATAGAATTTCAATTACAAGCGAGGTAAGTAAATCCCAATCAATTTCAATCTTACATGTATTGTAAGATCCGATTTCCAAAAGAACTAGGTCTAAGACAGACGAAATACGCTCTTTTGAAACATTAGGTAGCATTTTTGAAACTTTTTCTATAATTACTTTTTTTTGTTCGTCTGTCATATAATCACCTAAATTTCTGTTAAATCTGCAGCTTCTTCTAAAATTGCAATAGCTTTTTTATCAGAAACACTCACTTCGATTTTTCCGTCTACTGCTGTAATAAATTTACGTGTTTCAGGATGAACAAAACCAACGAAATTTTTATTTTTTAAAACTTTGAATGTTTTTGTTTCAGGTTTCACTTCTTCAGTTACTTCTTTTGTCTCTTCGATTACTTCTTCTTTGACCTCTGACTTTTTAACCATAATAATTCTCCTTACTTTTTAATTATTCACCTGGTGCTGCAGTTGCAAGATTTAAGATTGCCCCTGAATTCGAAGCGTTGTATTCAATCGTGTACTCACCAACTAAACCAATACGTTTTGAATCAGTTGTTTTAGCTAATTCCTCTGCGCGCCATTCACGTAACGGACGTAGCTCCACATAGTTTGTATCTAAAGCAATCATTGTTCCACTTGGCAGTGACGGCTCAATTAAAGCTGTACCTGATCCATAATTTGAAACAATTTTCCCTAGTTGCAATCCAAAAGCTACTTGATCTCCAAAGTTAAACACTTTAGTGCCCGCTTTATCAACTTCATCGGTCATTAAATCAACCATATCAGTCGAAACCAGACATAGTTTTTCGCCTGCATAACCTTTGTCAAACATAGTTTTAAACATTTTATCCACATCTTTACGTGTTACTGCATCAGCTGCAGACGTTTTAACTAAGTTATCAGAGTTGATTAAGTTAATTACACCAGCCATTTGTCGTCCTTTAGTACCATTTTCATCAGCTTTTACACCAATTAATAGCTTTTTGTTCAAATCTAACTTCATTTCTAATGCACGTTGAGAGACTTGATTAGCTAATTCACTACCTACGCCATTTACATTGATAGCATCTAATGTACCTGAAACAGAAGTAGATTTACGGAAAATTTCAGTGTAGTTATTGAACCATTTACGCCCTGAATCTGCATCTTTGTATTCCCCGCCTTCTAATTGTGCAGATGAATCTTCTCCATCAAGTTCTGATTCACGCCATTTGATCTCCGTAGAAGTTGCTGGGCTAGTTTTGCCAGCTCCTAATAACCAGCTTAAAAAAGGTGTTGACGGACGTTGTAATGCATTGATTTCTTGTGAAATATCTAAGTATTCTAGATTATTTACTGTAGTTTTTTTCATTTATAAATTCCTCCTAATTGAATGCTTGTAATTTTTGCCCTAATGCTTCTTTAGGATTTTCAATCGGTTGCGTTGACTGATTACCATCAGATGCATTAGTTTGTTGCTTATTACCGAATGCTTTTGTCATTTCCATGTTTTTAATTGCTTCAGCATGCTTTTCATTGATGGTGCTTAAAACACCTGTGAATGACTCTACAGCCTTTTGTGTGAACTCTGTGTCTGAGCTGACTAGATTGTTTAGCATGAACTGAGAAACGGATTCGCTTAATTCATCTTCAAGTTTCAATCCAGCTATTTGTTCAGCTACAAAAGCTTTATTTTCACTAGTAACACGTAAATTTTTTTCAGCTTCAAATTCCGCTTGTAATTTTTCTAAAGCAATCTGCTCAGGTGTTTTAGTTTTCTTTGATTCTTCATATTGCTGAACAGCTTCTTGTTTTAGCTTATCGAGGTTATTCTGTTTCCAAGCTTCTAACTGTTTATCTGCAGCACTTTGTGATTGAGATTGAATGAATTTCTGTGCATCTTCATTTGATTCGACAAAAGTCTTAAAATCATCGATAGTGAACTCTGGTTCATTTCCCCCACCGTCAGCAAAAAATTGTAAATTCATCGGTAATAATTTTTTTGTTTTCATTTTGTTTCTCCTTTCGCCCCACGATTCGTTTGCACGCCCCGCATTGCTTTAGATTTATTTATTGCGCCCCACCATTCAATTAAGCCCAGCATTGCGCTAGTTTACCGTCATTTCGGACAAAATAAAAAGCCTAACTTTTGCTAGACTTTAATTGCCTTGTTTTCCCATTTTTTGTATGCATCAAAATAAATTTCTTGCTTGTCGCCGTTCAGTGTTAACTCATAATACATCCCATCAAGCAAAGTTGTACTTAATAGCGCTTTGTTATTTTGTAATGTTTTGCAACTCCAAACAACAAAGACATCTTTTTCAGTAATTTCTTTTTGATCTGATTTGTCTAGGTGTTCGTTGGCATAATTTAAAACAATTTCTTTACATTTATCAATAAATTTTTGCGAATCCATCTTTTTATCCTCTTTTCTTAAATATTCTTCATAATCACTATCTAAATAATCATAGGGATCCATCTAATCACTCCCAATTCTTGTGAACCAGTTCAGCACCTAACATTTGATAATCAGTGACAGCATCTTTTACATTTTGTAGAGTCCTAGACACAATCGAAATAGTTAATTTACTTTTTTTACCTGGTAATGAATATAAAATATCGACGTGACAATAATTACCGCCCCAAACTGCTTTAAGCTCATCTTTGACGACATTACCGTTGCCGTCTCTCAAAGTATGCTTGGTCAAATATCGTTCGTTTTCTTCTTCAAAAGCTTTTTTATAGGCTTTTTCTGTACCATTGGTAACTTCTAGATTTAATACTGCTTCGAATAATCCTTTCATTGCTATCATCATCTCCTATTTAATTTTATTCCCCAATTATTATTAGCGAATTCATCCAATAAATCACCGAACATTTCTTCATATAATTTATCTATATCATCACTTATTTCAGAGATAATTGGTATTTCAGTACAACGACAACGTCCATGATACGGTGGATGCCAATCGTCTTTAATCTCTTTTCCGTGACGTCCACCACAAATAGAGCAAACACGCTCATCTTCTGCTGACCAGCTTTGTGTTTGCTTAACACCTACATCCTTTAGTGATTTTCTTACACCCTCTACAGCAAAATGGGAATATTCCGTTCTAACAAGATTTTCAATCGATCGATTAAACTTTCCCTGCTCTAACTTAAACATGCCGCTAATAACACCATCGTTTTTCATCGTTTTAAGAGCTTCCACAACCCCTCCACCACTTGCCAATGAATTAATAATGGAATTGCTCAAACGTTGCTCTAGAGTTGATATATTGCCCCACAAGCGAGATGAAAATGTTTTTCCGCTCCACGGATAGTTCATGATATTTTCTAGTTCATTCTTAGTTAATCCAGGTGCTGAACCGCCTAATAATTGCATCAACGCATTAGAATTAGAATTGTAGATTCGTTTTGTAACGTTTTCTAAGTCGTTATTAAATTTACCGTTGACGTCGCTTGCGATTGCTTCATCAGCTAACGTTGAAAAGATATCTGCTCGTAATTGCAATAGACGATTAACCTTGGCATAGTCGTAAGATGGAAAATACTCATCTATGAATTGCTTATAAGCTTCATCTGATTCCATCAACTTTTCATAGTTTTTTTCGATATACTTGCGGTACTTTTCTTGGTCTCGTTTGCTAAAGTCTTCTAGCATTTCACTTTGTGTGATGTCATGTAAATCCGCTTGTGACAATAGCTGTCGTTGAATTTTAACTAAAGCACGTTCAAAAACAGATTCTAGCTCACTAAGAGTTTTCTTCTCTAGTTTCAAACGTGCTTTGTCTTCTAATTCTCGGCGCTTTTCCCAATAACGTTCACTAGCCGTTGTTTTCTTCTTCGTCATTATCCGCACCGCCTAGCTTGCCGTATTCCCCACTTGGATAGTTTTGCCCCTGTTCTAAATTCATCATGTCCGCCTCGTAATCTGGATCTTTAACGAATGGAATTTGATTAATGATAGTACGTTTTGATACATAAGGTGCTAATTTAGGTAACGCCTCAGCAAGATATCCAATATCGGTTGGTAAACTACGACTAAATGTAAACACAATTTTAGAAACATCTACTTCTAATTTATCATTAAATTTTATAAAAGCCGCCATCGTCTCTGCAACTTCTTTTAATCCTTCTTTGAAGTACTGTTCTTTCGTGTTTGTTTTGGCTTCTAGTGCTATTATTTGCCACTTGCGAGCTTCACCAGAGCTATTGGATTTAAATACTTCATCGTTGAAGTCGATTGACTTAGTGACTGTGTAGTAAAGCTTTTTCAGCTGATTAAGATGATACTCGTTGAAATCTTTGTTAATATCTTTCGTTACATAGCCAACCTTTGCTTGTGGATCTGGCAAGTTAATGATACCTAGCTGTTCCATCATCCTCTGTGCTTCTTCTTCACCTAAACGAGACCCGCTAATCATCATATACGCTAATTTAAATTGCTCTACCTCGTTTTGTTGGTCTGACAGGCTTCTGTCAAATGCATCAGAAAGTTCCTCTGCTACTTCAAAATCACAATAACGATTCGTGTTGTTTTTAAATTCTGATAGGTAGAACGTTTCTAGAGGGTTGTCAGTTTCTGATGTCAATTTAAATGTTTCAGCCGCATTCATTAAATTCGTTTCCACGTATCTGTTATACGTTAAGATTTTTTTCTTAGTAACAACTTTCATTTCTTCGAAAAATTTCTTTTGGTGTGTGTCATATTTCTCTCGAATGAAAATATCTGCATTCTCATATTTTTCGGCTCTCCACGGCTCAACATTACATGCCCACAATTGCCACTCGCCCTCAGTTTTAACGGGTTCTAACAAACGAAAAGCCACCCCACAAGCGCCTTGATATCGTGCCGTGTCCGAATCCAACATTGCGAATCGCATTTCTTTAACTAATTCTGCTAGTCTATCGAATTCTTTAGGTGTTTTTATCTTCGCGCTGACGTTGCCTAAAAATAAATCCTTTGTTTTTTGAATTAAGGACTTCCGTTGTTCAGTAATATCATAATCCCATTTAACTGGGATACCTGTGAAATGATCAGCTGCTTGATCAACAATGGTGTTGTATAAGCCAGCGTGAAGTTTATTATTCACTTTTATAATTTTTGTGTTTGGTTTAGGTCTGCTATCAATCTCATTTTCTTCACTTGTATAAGCTTTGTATTTACGCTCTCTGTCATCAAAAAATGGCTTCATCTCTGTTATAAAGTCATTTGGATCAAACAGCTCTTCGTTAATTTGTGTAGAATATTTCGTTCGTAGTCTTTTATATCGACTCAATGTTAAACTGCTTTGAAACAATCATTCCACCTCCTAAAATTGAATAAATTGAACTTTATTATCATTTGCTAACGTTTCTACAATTCCTGTAACTGCATCTGGTGCATCATCATGTTTATTTTTCCCCTCTCTTTGGTAGGTCGTCATAGCTTCATAAAAATCTGGCCATCTTATTTTCCAATCAGAAGGGAAAAACACGTTATTTTCAACAAGTGCCGCATTAGAAAGGATACGCGATTGTTTGTTTGCCGATTGATGAAATGGCTCGTAATAAGCTCCACGATATCCTCGTTCTTTAACGATTCTTTCTGAATTACGAGAAAAACCACGCCCACCAGAGTTAGACTCAATGCGGGCATGGTTCACCTGATTATTTTTAATTTGTTCTGCATGCGCTGTTTCCGTTTGTTCCATTGGTTCTTTTGTAAACAGAACATCCAACACTTCTGCTTTATGGTCTTCTGTCTCACCAAAAACAATTGAACACAAGTTGTCAGCACCTTTATCTGCCGTATCTGTATAATTCCATATTTTGATATAATTTGAACGCGTTTCATAAGTTGAAAACTTTTGATACAGTCGTCCTTTTAAATCAATTGGTTCTTGTTGGTAGTTAGCTGAAGCAATGTCTGCACCCATTGTTTTCTTTTTGCGGAAATATTCTTCCTTGGAAAGCACAGACTCACAAAGCATTGTATCCGTTTCTTCATCGTACGCTTTCATGCTAATATGTTTTACTTTATAACCTGATTGCGGTAATTCTTTTAATGCTTTACCTGCTAAATCATTAGAATTCCATCTGGTCATAATGATGATGATTTTGCCGCCTGTTTCTAAACGAGATAGCATCGTATTAACAAACCACTCCCAGTGTTTCTCTAATACCATAGCGTTATTTGCTTCTTCAGCATTTTTAATTAAATCATCAATGATAATAATGTCTGCACCAAACCCTGTAGCTGTGCCAGTTGGTGACGTTGCTAGATAATTGTTATATCCGCCAGTCAAACTCCATAAGTTCATGGCTCCATCACCAGACTTTATCTCTACACCAGGGAATACATCTGAAAATACAACTCTGTTTTCATCAGCTTTTATTTCTTGAATAGTATTCCTTACGCTTTTAGAAAATGTTGTAGATAGCGTTTCGTTATATGATCCCGTCATTATTTTTTTTCTTGTGTCATTCCCTAACAACCATTCTACGAATTTACTAGCAGTTCTCGATTTCCCGTGTCTCGGCGGTTCGTTGATAACTAGAACGTCATCGTCGCTATCATAAATGAATTCTTGCAAGTCATCACATAACTCTTTTAAGTATTCTCTGTCTTGCTTATAAAAGTCAGATGCTGTTAATTTGCAATATTCCCAAAAATAACGACGGGATAATTCTAACTTCGCGCCTAAAACGATTTTATCCATCGCCTTCAGCTAACTTTCTTAATTCTTCCTCAGACAGACCAGCAAAAGGATTGTTAACAGACATTTCACCAGAAACTTTTGTTTCTTTCTTATCTCTCCATTCATCTGGTTTTCTATTTTTTAACCAGAAAATAGCAGATGTTGGGTTAGGAGCCACTTGTTTTGTTACTCGTTTAGTTACTTTCATGCCTGAGTCAGTTAACTCTTTAGTAATTTCAGTGTATTCGTAACCTATTGCACTTTTAAACAGTGCATTTTCCACTTGGCGGTCTACAACTTCTTTGCCTCTTTTTATGGTGTCCTTAATGTCCGGAAATCGTTTTTTCCATTCATTTAACGTAGAACGACTTATTCCAATATTTTGTGCTATCTGTTCATCGGTGAGGCCGTCTTTAGCCCATCCACCTATTTTTATTAATCCTTCTTCAGTAATCCACTCTGTGTACTTTGCCATGACCTCACCTCCATTGTAATTTTATGTAAAAAAATAGACCACTCGCTGAGTGATCTATAATTATTATTACTGTCCTTCTTTGGCTTTATCCCATTCTATTTTTAAATAGTTTCTGAATTCTTTACGAATCTCCTGTACATTTTTAGCTACCATTATAGGATACTCATTAAATTCATCCTTCAATAGTTCATTTAACGGAGTTTTATTCACATATTCTCCGTTAATTTCCCTCATAAATAACTCTAGTAGAATTAATTGATTAGGAATATAAGTAATAATTTTTTCTATGTTTTTATGTTCCTCCTGATGACTAAAATAAAGCAATATATTCTCAGATATACATGTAATTTTCACTTGTTCTTCTTTTAGAGATTCATTTAATGGCGTTAGTTTTGCTTTTTCAGATAAAATTATATTGTCATCTGGTTCATCTTTCATTCTCTCTATTTGTATTAGTTCTGCCGGTTCAATCATAGAACGCATGATATTCTCTAAAATTGATAGCCTGGCAATATACTCTGATACCAACTCACGTACGTCACTTATCCATTCTATTCTTGCCCTTGCTTTTAAATTGGCATCAATTTGTTTTTGAGTTATTTCCTTTTGAAGTTCTTCATTTTTCTTTGTCTGTCTATAATTAATATATACATTTACAAAAATTCCCGCTATAGTTCCACCAAAAGGAACCCATAGTTGCCACCATTCCATCTAAAGCACCCCTGATAATTTTTTATTTAAGTATACCAAAGGTTTAGTTTTTATAATAGCAGCACTCGCAAACTTGTAGAAAAAAAGAGAAGGCTCTTCACCTCCCCTCTAAGAGAACGTATCAGTTTGCGAGTGATAGTGTGATCAGTGTTAGCAACGAGATAATATTTATTTTTGATTTCCTTACACTTCTCACACTACTAATTTACCATGTGAAATAACCTCGATAGTGCACAAATAGTGCAAATTATATATCTAAATTTAATTCTTTTGCGATTTCTTCAAAAAATATTCTTTGTAATTCGAAGGCCTTTCTTCTACTACAAAATATTTTTCCTTGATCAATTAATCCTTGCATAGTGAATCTAGGCCGTTTTTTAAAATGAAGCTCTTGAATGATAGTGATGGTATCCTCACACGATTCACTAAGCACTTTGTCAATGATGCGTTTATTCCGTTCTAAGCTTGCTAGCCGCCTGTCTTGTTCAATCGTAATAAGTAAATTGGCAGCAGCTTCATTATTTCCGTGTGATCCTTTAATGCCACTGTTCAAATCACTTTCTCTATATGGATAGCGTAATTCTTCTTCGCGTTGCCGAATATAGTCATCGGTTTTATAATAGTCTCCTAAAATATCTTTGATATAGTTAAATGTTGACGTCCGCAACTAATCATCATCTCCTAATACTGTTATCGGTCTGCCATATTTTAAAATTTTCCATTCGCCATCTTTCATATTGGTTTTATTCATATGATTTCTTTCATCACGAGCAATCGTATAATCGAAAAATAAATCGGCTTGCTCTGATCCATGCAGGTACTCAACATACACGCCATCGACTTGACGGCCCAGTATATATAATTCTGGATAACTTAGCATTACTTATCCTCCACTTCAATTAAATCTCTTTTCATAAACCAAAATACTTCACCGTTACCAAACTTGATTAATAAAGCTAATATTTCACCATCTACTTTGTCGATGCACTCACCTATTTGACCTTTCGGAACAATGCTGCTATATCTAGTTTTATATTCCATTTATTCACCTTCTGCCTTCACAGCAAACGGCCAATATCGCTCATCAATTGCTTTGATTTCTTGTTCTGTCAGCGGTGTTCTTGCTCCGCTGTTCTGAGACGATAACCAGAATGTTTTGTTTAAAACTTTATCTACACCTAAATATTGTTTTGTAGTCGTGTCAAAAACATAATAAAGCTGTTCTTTCTCGACTTCGTAACCATGAATCCAAGCATATTCAAAAGTAGTTTCATTTTCATTGAACCAGTTTGCTAGTTCTAGCTCTTTTCCATCAAGATAGACAGTTCCGTTATTTAGCCAATGAACATCGCCAGTATAAATATCTCTTAGCGTTAGATATTTATCTGCCAACTTATCTAACTCAATCGCCACAAACTTTGGAACAATGGCTTTTTCCTGTACTTTAAGCTCTTTTATGACCTCAATTGCTGCATTTACTCCGTCGTCATAACCTCTTGACCATTCATCTTCTGCATCGCAGCCTCCGATATCATAGAGCGCTTGAATTAAATCTTCTTTTTCCTGTTTATTCATCGCTGTTCCTCCTAAAATTTCAGACTGTCGCCTATCATTTTATTTAATTCATAAAGGACCTCGTGTGGTAACACCGCTTGTACATTGACGCCAGTTTCATCACATTTAATGTCTAATGTGTAATCAACACCCGTCTCTTCATTTTTACGATAGGCTTCTTTTTCAAGATAAACCTTGTATAAATGCCTACCATTGACAACAATATTCTTTTGTTGCACATTATTGCTGACGTTCTCGTCATACGTTACTTCATAACTCATTACACTTCCTCCTGTTCATCGAAAATAAACGAATATTTTTCTGAGCTTACGATATGATAAAAACCATCGCACGTTTCCACTTTATATAACTCGTTCTCGCCAAATTCTCCATATTGTTTTAACTGTTCAATATTTGTTGCATATACAGGAACCTTTGATGGGAATCTCGAAATATAGTCGCTTAGTATATATGCAAATTCACCTGTCGAATCATTCACTACAGCTACACATTTGAACATCACTCTTCCTCCTGTTCCAAGGACCACTGGCTAAACGCATTTAAAACTTCCGCTTGTTGCTTTGAATTCAAACAACAATAAGATATATCTACGCTCCTAAGCTCTTTTGATCCTATTCTTGTCTGCCATTCCCCTAGGAGAAAGACAGCACACATTGGACTTGCGTTATCTTGTTCAACATTTGCTTTCAACCAATCCAGCACAATCTGCTGATTTGGATTGAGCTGCGCTTGCACACTTTCATCTGGTTCAAATGCTTCACTTTCCAATCTTTCCCAATCGCTACTATGCATCTCAATGAATTCAATATCTGATAACCAAACGGCTTTTTTACTCATTCTGCGACCTCCAATAGTTCTGGGTTTTCATGGATGTTACCGATGACTAAATAGCCATCACGATACAAAATATTAGATTGACAAAATACAAGATCTAAAAATTCCCAGAAAAAGCGTCCATCTGCATAAGCAATTTCGTGCATACTTCTTCGATCGTCGTATTTTTTAGGTGCATCATAAACTAAAATATCACCCTCAAAAATTTCAACGCCGTTCTTGTCTTTCAGGCCTGTATATTGCATAAGGACACATTCAGACACATCTAAATTGATGCCGTTATAATCTACTATGCAGCCAATACTACCGTCTTTTTCTAAGTCAATTGTTTTAACGTCCACCATATCATTGGTGTTTTTATCCCACGCTCTAAACTTTGGAATCATTTTCTTCACTCGCTTTCAACTCTTGTTTGCTTAAATATTCTTGGAATCTCACTTTATCTTGCACATTCCAAACGTGGTTACCATAGTTTTTATACTCAGTTCTAGGCATTTTTTTATAAGGGATTTTTTCACGTTGGCAATGTGCGATTAGAGACGACATCTTAATGTTTAATTTTGTGCATATTTGGCTGAGGTAGTAATCTTCGTCAATCAAACGTCGGATTTCTGTATCTAGCTCTTTAATCTTCTTGTGCTTTGTCAGCCCTAATTTTTTAGCCCTAAACTCAACAGCTCCAACTGTACGATTTAACCTATCAGCTATATACTTATTTTTCATAGATAAATAGTGCTTTTTTAAGAACTCATCCTCTTTTTCAGACCATAGACGGTGCATGTAGCATCTAAAATTATCTTCTTTTCGCATTTTGCACAATTTTTTTCTAATCGCATTGGTGCTTCTATTTAAGTGCTTAGAAGCTTCAATTAGCTGAGTATCGTTTTCAAAAACAAAATATTCTAAATACACTAGTTCGTCTTCTGTCCATTTTCTATACATGAAATCACCACACTAGGAAAGTTGCATCAATGCACCAAGAATCTTTTCATCATCCTTACTCTGTAATTCATCAATGATATGCATATATGTTTCTTGAGTAGTAGTCACGCTTGAATGTCCTAGACGTTTAGCTATGCTATGAGTTGACACCCCGTCAGCGAGTAAAATACTTGCATGTGTATGTCTAAGTCCGTGCATTGTGATGACAGTGATTCCTGATTCTTTGCATTTTCTGATCAGGTGGGAATTGTATGTTGAATTGAAAATTCGTTTATATTTGCCTGTCTTTTCATCTCGATTTACAAAAATCAATTCATCTTGAGGTAAATTTTCAATGAGCGGTTTAAACTGACCAACTATTTGCCAATCGATGCTTATCGTTCTAACAGAACTTTTGTTTTTCGTATCCTGAAAAAACATTGTAGAATTTTTGTAGTTCAATGTTTTATTAATGCTGACGGTATTTCTGGTCCAATCAAAATCAGCTGGTGTTAACGCAATGGCTTCCGCAAAGCGCATTCCTGTTTTTGCAACCAGTAAAATGAACCAATCCATATTTATCCCTTCGCCAAGTTCTAGTGATCTCAACAGCTTTTGTAGTTCGCCTTTTTGCAGGAATTTTTTCTTTTTTGGTCTCGGCGGTATTCCTTTGATAATCGCTTTGTAGGTTGGATCACGTTTAATTAGTCCTTCGTGATACATATCTCTTACACAGCTGCCAATTTGGTGATGAAAATCCATTGTTGTCTGCCGCTCATGTGTCAGAGCGTATTCATTAAGGATGCTTTGATAAGCCTTTCTATCTAATTTATCTATCGTTAAATCAGGGCAAATTTCAGTAAGGTGTTTGTGGGCTATATAATATTTACTAACTGAGATATCTCTAATTGCACCGACTTTGTAAGTTTCAATCCATTCTAAAAAATAGCCAGCAAAAAGTCTGGGACGTTTGCTCATTCGTTTTCTCCTCCTAACACGCTGGGACTTTCGATGTGATCAATAGCTTCTTCCAGCCATTCTCTGACTTGAAACTCTCTTGTGACCACATCGCTGTGCGGCATAACATTTACATCGCTAAAAGCCAACGAATCATCTTTTGAATTTTGTAAAAAGTAAATCTGTTTTATTTTTCTGTCTAGCGAATCACCGTGGACTACGGTGGCATTCATCCCACGAATAGCAAGATTGAACAGCAGGAACGGAATGGTTCTATCAGATAACTCCTCTAAATCGTAAAAAGTCATTGATGGTTTATATTCAAAAAAACCAATAGATAGTCTGTCTGCTCGCCATTTTTGTATGATCATTCCACCTGTCCCAGAAGCTACTTCATGTGTCAACCCACTTCCAGGCCCTACGATTTTTGCAATCACTTCCCCAATTGAATTTGGCGTAAAATCTTGCTTCTTAACTTTCCGATCAGCATGTTCGTCTTGAAAATATTCGTGAAACCAATCGAAAGTTAAATCTTTTTCTATTTCTAAAAATTTGTTAAACACGATTTCTCGTTTATCGCGACTTAGTAATATATTCATGAGCGCTTCTGGCGCTTTGTAGGCATCATCAACACCTAGCAATTCATTTATTTTTTCTGTTGTTAGTTTCATCGTTTTTAAAGGAGCAAAAAGCTTTTTATGCGGCCGCAAACTCCACTCCTTTCTATAAATTCACTGGCTCTTTTTTATAACCAGCATCAATCAAAATACTTTCAATAACATAAAGGTCCGTTTTCTGCTTTAAACTAGCCTTAAATTTCTTGGCAATATTTCTAGCTGTTTCTAAAGAAACGACTTCATATGTTTTAGCCAATGCATCCACAATAATAGCGGATGTTGGCGTGTAATAAATCTCCAGCAAAATGAACACTCACTTTCATTTCATAAATCTAATTTAAATGTTCAGCTTTATATTCCCAGAATTTGTTTCTAGGCATTCCTAACGCTTCTATGATTGCATTCACTGAATAACCAACCCACTGCAAATACAAATATTCTTGAATGGTGAACTTGTCTTTATCAATTGAGCTGATTGGTTTAGATTTATCCATTGTTTGCTCACCAATATCCCTACCAAGCATTTTAATTTGACGATAGACCATGCTTTTTGGATGTCTATACCAGTCTGGGTTTTCATTCATTAACTTAAGCATTTCTTTTCGCTTTTGCTTTTTTTCAGCTTGAATACGTGCTATATCTTCAAAAATTACACTGTTCATTTCTTTAACCTCCTAGAACGGCAGATCATCATCGCTAATGTCGATTGAATTACCTGCGCCTGCGAACGGATCTACATCTCCACCAAACGACATTTGTTGGCTGTTATTTTGCTGATTTAAGCCTTTATTTTGATTTGTGGCATAATTACTCTCGAAATTGTTTTGAACGCTTGTACCGCTATTCTGTGAAGTCTGAATGCTATTTCTATTCTCGTTGGTGCTTTTTGACTCTAATAATTGGAAACTTTCGCAAACAACTTCAGTCACATAGACACGTTGGCCTTGTTGGTTGTCATAATTACGAGTTTGAATTCTTCCAACAACTCCTAATAATGTTCCTTTGCGAGCATAATTAGCCATTGTTTCAGCAGGCTTACGCCAAATTACACAGTTGATAAAATCCGCTTCTCGTTCGCCGTTTTGGTTTGTAAAGTTACGGTTCACAGCAAGAGTAAAGCTTCCAACTGCAGAACCACTTGCGGTGTAGCGTAAATCTATATCTTTCGTTAAACGTCCAACTAACACAACTTGGTTTATCATATTGTCACTCTCCTAATAATTCTTGTTTTTGTCGTTCTAATTCAGCTAATTCTTCAGCTGATAAAGGCACATCTTCTTGCATTCCAGTCCAATTTGGTAACTGCTCTTGTCTCACTGGCGCCTTAGAATACGCAGGCTGCTTATTTGTTTGAGACAGATCATATTCATCGTTGTAACGATCATCACGTATCCAACGAAACAATTCTTGCGGGTGATACCAATCGTTTAATTTAATATACGCAAGATAGTCCTTATATCCTTTTTTAAACGGCTCTAAATCTTCTTCCGTCTTGAACTTCTTTAAAAATTGTTCTCTAGCTTTTTTCTTGTTGGTTTTCTTTGGATAAGTTTTCCAAATTTTTTCAAATAATTCAGGCATAGTTGAGCTCGGCTCAACACTATTCTTTTTATTCTTTGTATTATTCTCTGTATTATTAAGTAATGTATTATTATCTTTGGCGTTTTCGCCTATACCCCTATAGTTATTTTCACCTATACCCTCTAGTTGTTTTCGCCTATACCTATCGGTAATTTTAACTACACGTCTCTCTATTGATTTTGTCCCTGATTTGTACTGATAGCTTACGTCAATGTAGCCTTTTTCTTTTAATCCAGATATAAGTTTAGAAACCCTATCTTTACTAAGACCAAAGAAATTTGAAAAGTATTCATTGCTAGCAAAACAGCCATTTTCATTGTCTAAACTATCAATCTCAACTATCAAAAATTTTTCTATCCAGCTTAATTCATCATCAAGCCAAACGTTTTTAGGGATCCAAATACCTTTAAACGCTCTCTCCATTTGTTATCCCCCTATGTTTAATTTTTTACGTTCATCCGTATTCAATTTCACTGGTTTAATTTGATACTTATTCAAAAAGTTCTTAGTACCTATTTGGTGCTCCTCTTGATGGTGCTGACGACATCCTGCATAAAATGTGAATGTCTCATGATTAATCTTTTTACGATTACGCCCCATACCAACAACTTCAATATGGCAAACGTCAGCATGCTTACCGCAAATACAGCACTTACGATATTTCAAGCAGTAATAAAACCATTTGTTATTTTCAAGCAAGTATTGGTATCTTTTTTCAAGTGGTATATCGTTTTTCAAAATGAACTCAATCAAGAAACCGATCCACTCATTCGCTTCATTCCTGGTAGCTCTACTATGTTCAAAATAAACACCACTCTTAGCCTCGTAGTAGTATTTCAAGACACTTTCAATCCATTTAGGTTCGTCATAGCTCCAACGTGCCACATCGGCTATTAGAACGTGAGAAAGTGCATTCTGTTTTTGAGATATCTGTCGATTATCTAAGAATTCAACTTTCGCTAAATTATCATCGTTATTAGCCAGAAGTTCGAGAAAATTTGAATTTATTTCATCCTCAAATTCGATGGCCAACATATTCCCTTTGTGTTTTATGATTTTTCCAATCATTCAATCACTTCTTTTCAAAATCATTTGCAATAGGAGGATTTGCGTCGTCAAATAATTCTGTTTGTTCTTCATCGAGTTCGTTTTCACTTTGTTGTTCTACACTAGGAACTTCAATCTTTTCTAGCATTTCTTTCATACGCTCAAGAACTTTAGTTTTTACGTTTTTTAAAGGTACGTTGTTAATCTTGCTGTGCAACTCTTTAAACATATTTTCATGATTTTCAGATTGTGTAGCAAGTTCTGTAATACTACTAATTAATTCATCTTTTAATTTTTCTAAATCTATTCCTTCGCTACTCCATTCATATATTTTTCCGCCTACTTCTTTTGTTATTTTAAAAGGCATATTAAACATATTTGAGTTATCTTTGGTAGCTTCCGCTATGTGGTCCTGATCAATACGTAAAGCGATAGCAAATTCATATTCCAAACTATCTTTTTGATCAGGTTTCAACCCTAGTTTTACTACTTGTGTTTTACCTTGTTCATTTTTTTCCATGTCGTAGGCTTGCTTACTTCTAGACGTTCCAATCACATACATTGAATTTCCTGTTACTAACTTAAGAAATTCTTTCTCTAATGGTTTTACTTTATTCCAAGCCAACATTTGATTTTTAGAGTTGCCTCTCTGATGGTTTTCTACTTGTTCTAAAATGCCACCTTCACCACTCCAAGCATGTGTTAGAGAATCGACTATCACCACCTCAACCCCAGCTTGTTTGAATAAATTAAAAGCCTGTATATATCGCTGTACAGTAAATGGTGCTTCAAAATCAATATGCAAAAATTCCCCTATGTCGACATTCCCAATAGTTGAATCAGCATATAACAACGATCGTTTGTGCTCAGTGTCAATGACACCTATTTTTTCCCATTGTTCTTGTTCTGATAAGTCTGAATGCATTTTTTCAATAATTCCTTTAGCAATAAACAACGCACTTACTGTTTTTCCACTACCACTTGCGCCAGTTATCATGATAGGAACTTTTATTTTTTCGCGTTTAGCCTTTTTTATTTCCATATTGAAACCTCCTATCTAATTCTCAAACTCTTAGTTTGAACTAATTCTGCACCTTTGATTTCCCCATGTTTCAGTTCTTCTTTCAAAGCTGTTTTATCAACTTTGGGAGGTTGAGGAATTAAAAAGCCAATAGGAATTAATTTTTCGTCTATAATATTCACAGAAACTGGATTGTTTTGAATTCCTACATTGAATAATTCGCCCTTGATTTTCGTTTTGCCGACCTTTTCCATTTCATCTTGCAGATATCCTTTTAGGTTCTTTACATTGTTAGAAAGCGTTGTTTTTCGTGACTGTAGCCGTTTGATTTCTTTTTCAACAATAGATATGTTGCTTTCAAGTTCTTTAACTACTTTTGCTGTGTTTTCTACTTTTAAATCGATTGAATCGCTAATACTATCTAACGTATCTTTTAATGTTCCATCATCAAGCTCTTCAGCTAATGACAAAACTTTTAAATAATCGTTGCTAAGTTCATAAAGTGTTGCCACGGCTATCTTCCTCCTCGTCATATTCCCATTCTGGTTCGATTTTCTGTAATTCTTCTAGCGGCTCTGTTAAAAATTGATCTAGCGCATCTGCTTCACTACGATTCATTCACAAGACCTCGTTTCTGTGATATAATTTTTCTTGTATAATTTTTGTATGTGCCTTAATCGTTGGCAGACGATTGGGCATTTTTTATAACTTCCGACAAAAATCTGCAAATTCATCGCTTGTTACCTCTTTGAAACATTCGAATTTCTTCTCTTTTCCATCTGAATAATAAATATTGATAATTGGAGTATCCCAATCACTTCCTGGAATTCCAGCAATAGTCTTTACTTTTCCCAAGTCAATAATATATTTGCCTTTTTCCCAAACAGTTTCGGCAGTCCAAAAGTAATCTGATAGAGTTCCTAAAAATACTTTATCAACATCTGCATTATCCACTTCGACATCAATTAGCTCTTTAGCTTTTTTAAAATCATATAATTTTGGCATTCAAATACCTCTTTTCTTTTTTTGTTGAGCAATATATATCCGCCCCTTTTGTTGCTGGTACCATAAATCAGCAAGTTTTTTCGTTTGCTCTAGTTTTTCTATTCTGGTCATTCTTTTTATTCCTTTCTCTGGTATAATTTATTTACTAAGCTTGGAGGGATGCTCATGTATTTTGTTATAAAAAAATCTAGTGATGGTAAGTACTACTTTTTAATTAAAACAAGTGAACATGAAGTAGTATCATCCAGTAAAACGTACTACTATAAAGCTTCTGTAATTGATATCATCGAATCCATTAGATTAGGAATCGACCCGAAAACAATTGTTGTTGATACTACATATGGTTTCTGATATTTGGAATAGTTTTATCTATTTACTCTGATAGTTTATTGATGTTGCCATAATGATTTAAATTAATATTCTTCCGCTCCATGCTACTCGGAATAGTTTGGAGCTATTTATTTGTTTTCTTTTGTTCTTTGAATATTTTGTTTAGTATTTCATATTCCCCTTTTCTATCTACCTGCAATAGCCATTGCAAAAATACAAATTAAAAATACGACGTTACCTATCAGACTTACATACGCAATTGCTTGGACTCGTCTCATTCGAACCCTAGGATGTTTGGCAATTGCCGCTAACCCTCTTTTATTCATTTTCATTCCTCCTAAATCGTACTTAATACTGATCCTCGAAATCCCTGATTCAATTTTGCTTCATTTAATTTGTTATCTCCGCCGATAATTGATTTAGATTTCTTGTGGTACAAACGATGTTGGCCCCTAAAAATTACTACAAGAGTATTTCTATAGTTGCCTGTCGTATCTACAACTTTTAATTCTTTACCTTTATATTTAATTATTTCCACAGGATTCTCCTTATACATGGATTCTATTTTGAATTTCTAAATATCTTAAAAATTCAAGTTCTCTTTCAATTTGATAAGCTTTTCCTTCGGTCAGTTGTTCTGATTGTCTAAGCGCTGCTCTATCGTCTTGTAGCTGTTTACGCTCTTTTTTGATTTGGTTGAGTATCCAACTTTCTTGTTCAGTTGTATAAGCCATAATATTCTCCCTAAGCAATATCGTTTAAGTCAAAACTCATTTGTCTTACAACTGTTTTTGTGGCTGTGGACGGCTCCCAGTCGTTAATATATTCAATTACGATTGGATAATGTTTTTCTCTTAATTGTGATCGAGTACCCACGCCTGTGATTTGCTTAATACCTGAATTAATATCTTTGTAAAGCTTGCCACGCTGTTCCTTTGTGATTTTCCCAAATCCTCTTGCAACTTCTGCTACTCGTTGATGAACTCGACGTGATAAGTAGCCATAATCATCTGCACCGATTTTTTGATTGTCTTTTAAGTCGGCTACTTCTTTTTCAATTACATCTACACGCTCATTTGTTTCTTCATTTGCTGATAAAGCAAGCATCGCCAATTCTCTTTGCGAGGTTGGAAGTTTAGGCTGTTGAATTTCTTTTTCCATTTGATTAAAAGCCTCAATATATTTCAGTTTAAACTGCAATGCCTTTTGACCAGTGAACCCCATTGCTAATAAAGTGAATCCGTCGCGATTCATGATAACTTGGCGATAGGATTGTTTGTTTTGTGGATGAATATAGGTATCTTCGTAAAATAGGTCGGCATAATTTTGTGCCACCCCCTCTTTTAATTCATCAATAGCTTTTAGAACGACTTTGTGTTCTTTGCCAAAAACTTCAGCAACTTGTAAACTACTTGTGACCGCTTGTTGGTCTTTCATAATTACTAAATTTGTCATTTTGATTATTTCCTTTCTGGTATAATTATTTTGAATGCGAGGTGAATAATAGTGGATACTCATGAAGATATAGATAAAAACACTCTTAAAATATTTAAATATATTTATAGAAAAACAAATTATTTTCGAAAAAAAGGAGCTACTGAAGGTGAATTACGTAAAAAGTTTCCAAACTCAAGCATTTCACTATTTGTGATGGTATATATAAATAGCCAGTTTCTTATTGGTAAAGATGAAAGCGGCAATTATTTTACTGAATGTTCTAGTCCTTTTTATTCGACAGAAAAATACAGATATTACACAACTAACAAGTCCAATAAACTTATAGAAGAACATCAAAATAAAAAATTTTTATTTTGGGTCCCTTATCTACTAACTACTTTTATTGCAGTCACAAATTTATTTATAAGTATCATTACCCATAAGTCTGATATCATCAATTTCTTCAAGGCGTTGTTCAATTAACAACGTCTTCCTTTTTTCTACTAAATTCTCTGCAAGCATAGTTGCATATCGAATCTCATCATACTTATTTCTTTTATAGAAAAAACCTTCAGAAAACATAGGTAGTTCGTCAAAACCTTCTGGTTTAGGAATTCCAATTCTCTCATCCCATTTAAAATTTCTAAGATTATTTCTAATATTAATTAATTCCCTTAAACTAATTTCATCATCACTCATGTTCCGCCTCCTTACTTATTTCGTTTGTATTTGTTGCATTTCCTGTATTTAACAGTTTCAATTACTTCCTTTCTTTAAAATATCCGCAAAATTTTCATCTAAAAATTCAAGCATTTTTCTTCTCTGAAAAAGATAAGTATCGCGACCGTCCCCTGGATAATAAACAAAACCATCTTTATTTTTATCTACATCTAATATTTTTCTATATCTGGGATTTTTCAATACATTACTCGTAAACCATTCATATCCACGATTTACCCTGTCTAATACTTCTTTCAACGTCATCCAGTTTCCTGTCTCATCAGCTTTTTTTAATTCTTCATATTCAATTTTAGAGATAATAACGTAATCTGAAGGTACTGGAATTTTAGCTTCTAAGTATTGTGTTTGAAACATATAACTAAACACCTCACTTTATATTTAAGATTTTTTTGATTTTTTGAACTTGCTCTTCTGAACGTCTGCGACCATGAAGGATATCTGATAAGTATGGGCTTGAAATCCCTAGTTGTTTTGCTAACCAAGATTGGTTTTTTCCTGCACGAATTAGAGCTGCTCTTACGTCAATTGCTAAGTCTTGAGACATATTTATTTGTTCACTTCCTTTTATTTTTAATTTGTAAGCTAAAAAATTAGCTAATTTAATAAAACCTGTTGACACTTTTCCAACTATAGTGTACTATTTGTTCATAGCTAAATAAGCCTTATAAAGACTATTAAATAAACACTTTTACCGTTACCCAACGATTTTTATGTTTTATTTATTGGTTTTATTCGAGAACTTATTAGCTAATAAATTAGCTTACGAGAAGAGTATATCCAACTTTAGTTAGATAGTCAACTATTTTGTCAAACTTTTTTATACTTTCTTCTTTTTTAGCTATAAGAAAGCGTGGGAATACTGATATGACAACCTTTGAAAGGATACAAGAACTTGCAAAAAAACGTGATAAAAATTTAAAAGAGATATCCATAGAACTTGGTTACAGCAAAAACTACTTATATACGTTAAAAACTAAAGAGCCTGCCGCTGACAAACTAAGAAACATTGCCAATTATTTTAATGTTTCTGTTGATTATTTATTAGGTCGTACTGAAAATCCAAACTCTGATAACATAGAAGAAGATGAAATCGCAACGTTCTTCCGCGTAAATACTGAGGATTTGACAGAATCAGAAAAAGATCAGCTTAGAGAAGAGCTGAAAGAGTATTTAGAATTTATGAAGTCAAGACTTAAAAACAAATGATTGGATGAAAGCTTATGAATTTAGACTACGATACTTATTTTGAATATCATGACCAGGCATATACTATCATAGAAAAGGTAGCAAATTATTACGGAATAGAACTAAAAGAATTACGATGGAAACACTACAGAGATTACATGATTGACGTAGAAAATGTTGACATTATTCCTTATAAATTTGGAGAAGTTTCAAGAAAAATATTTTCTGGTAATATAATCAGATTACATGATCAGTGTGGAATATCCTATAATTCAACAATGGTTAAAGGAAGACAAAATTTTTCAATACTTCATGAATCTGCACATTATTTTTTTGATATGAATAAGGATTGTAAGTCTCAAAGTTTTTCAGACTTGTTGTCAGGTAAAGGATATAGTGATGAAGATGCACCAAAAGAATTGCGAGCTAATATTTTTGCATCACTTGCTTTGATTAATAACGAAGCTCTAAAAGAATGTTTTAGAAAGCGAATGTCTTTTTATCAAATTTGTGATGAGTTTGAAATGAGTGCAGCTGCACTCTATGTTAGATTATACGATTTCTTAACAAAATTTATTTTGTTAAATCAAAGTTTAGCCAGAACAGCAATAAATCAATTTAGATATAATTATGATCCATCAAAATTAATAAACTATGTAAAAATGAGCTTGTGAAAATGAAAGGAAAGATCGCAAATGAAAAAGATGATTTTGTTAGGTTTGTCTTTAATAATGTTGGCCGGGTGTTCTTCCGAAACTAAAAAAGAAGTAAAAACAAAAGAATCATCCACAACTGTTACATCTACTACAATCGTTTCATCTATTAAAACTAAAGAGAAAGAATCAAGTTCAACAGCTGAAACATCTAGCGTTTCCACTTCATTTGTTGAGGATGAAACGCAAACACAAGTGAGTTTAAATGATTTTGTCGGAGGCTGGGGTATCCCTCAAAGCGATAATCTATTTTTTATAAATGCTGATGGAACACTGACTAGCACTACTCAACCAAATGTTCCGCTCCAAAATTTGAGTTTTTCTGTTGATGCGAATGGTAATCAAATAATGTCATATGTTTTGAATAACACTGCAAGAACATTAGTAAAAAATGCAGATGGCACTTTAACTGCTGGCGGACAGGTTTATAGTTATCTTGGAAATATTACGATGGAGCAATTAATAGAAAGAAATAATCAATCTCAACAAAATCCTGGACAACAGGAAGTGCAAGAGTCAGAAAATATTACACAACCTTCTAATCCCGAAATTAGTCAACAATCTCCAGAGCCAGACACGGAAGTTTATGACCAAGTTAGAGATGGCGAAGGTGGCCGTCAAGTAGCTGAAAGAAACGGAATAACGCTTGAAAAATTACAAGAACTAAATCCAGGTATCAGTGGATATATGCCTGGACAATCATTACGAGTTAAATAGAGGAGATTTTTTTATGAAAAAGATTAAATATTTTATTTCAATATTGGTATTAATTGTTACTTTTGCTGCTTGTGGAGCTAAAGAAGTAAAGCCTGATTATACAACTAACGAAGCCGAAACAGCGCTAAATAACGGAGAGGATTTAACAGGAAAAACTGTTCAATTCACAGTTGATAAATATGTACCTGATGGATCATTAGGATATACGATTCAAACTGGAGAACACTTAAATTTTATTTCTACTGAAAATCCAAATGTAAAATCTGGAGATACAGTAATTGCAAAGATAAAGAAAGTTGAAAACCTTATGGGTTCTTGGATAATAACTTTCGATAAAAAATAAGTCTCCCCCTCTTTGACGAGTCTACGCGTCTTCGATTCACAATAGGAGTTTTAATCAAATATTGGAGGTGATACAATGGCTAGATTTATAAAGCGGGGAAATTCTTGGCAATACGAAATATCTTATAAAAAACAAGATGGCACGCATAGCAAATTAAGAAAAAGCGGATTTAAAACTAAACGAGAAGCCAAAGAAGCAGCTGATGAAATTGAATATAATTTAAAAAAGGGGCTTCAAGGTGATAAACAAAATATCTTGTTGTCTGAATACTTTAAAGATTGGATGAATCTATATAAAAAAGATGTCGTTTCTGAAATAACATACAGAAAATACAAGGATACACTCAACAATATAGAAAGATATATGCCAAATATAATTCTTTCACAACTTACCCGCCCATTGTACCAACGATATTTAAATAAGTTTGCCGAAGAGCATATGAAGTCAACAGTCATCAAATTTAACAACCATATCAGAGCATCGCTTAAAGATGCAGTTGAGGAAGGACTTATTCTATTTGATCCAACTAGAAAAGCTGTAATTAAAGGTAAAGAATCAGATAAAACCAAAAATGATAAATTTTTAGATTACGGGGACTTTAAGCGGTTAATGGAATTAGCTGAAAAAGGAATTGACCCACACTACGCATCGCCAATTATGGTTGTGGTAGCTGGTGCTACAGGTATGCGTTTTGCAGAGTTATTAGGAACAACTTGGAACGATATAAATTTCGAGGATGAAATAATTGATATTCATAAAACGTGGAATTACAAAATGAATTGCTGGGGAAAAACTAAAAACGAAAGTTCTGTACGTAAAATAAAAATTGATTTTCATACTGCTCAATTACTAAAAAAATACAAGAAAGCTCAAAAAGAATTGTTTGATAAATTAGAGGTACAAAACCCTGAACAATTTATCTTTTACAATTCTCAAAATGGGCTTATTTCTAATAACGCAGTAACTAAATACTTGAGAAAAAAATTATCTGAAATAGGTGTAACAAAAAAATTCACCTTACACGGTTTACGTCATACACATGCTTCAGTTCTCTTGTATCAAGGGTGTGATACTATATATGTTTCTAAAAGGCTAGGGCATTCAAGTTTAGATACAACAATAACTACTTACTTACACATTATAAAAGAGCTAGATAACAAGAATGATGAAATGATTGATTCTGTATTCGATAAAATCTATAAAAGTAATTAA